GATACACTGCATTGCCAACAAAACCATTTCCAACGATTCCAATCATACAACGATCCTACTAAATCCTTTTACTTTTTCAAATTTAATAACACTCTCGAATCTATCTTCTAGTCCCGTCTTGTGAGAAATGACAAAAATATTTGCATCTTTAATAACATAACGAATGATTTTCAAAAATTCTTCAGTTCCAAATCCATCAAGAGAACTATCAAACACTTCATCCATAATAAGAAGGTTGGTGTTGACTGAGTTTTTCATTCTTGCAACTTCTCTCCAAGTAAAGAGTAGTGCGAGGTCAATTCTCATTTTTTCTCCTTCACTAAAAGAAGCATAAGAAAAATCTTCGTGAATTGGCGACTGGACGGTTTCGTTAAACTCCTCATCAAGAGTGAAGTTAATATAGAAATCCATCATCTGAAGATAACGGTTAACTTGCTGATTTATCAGCGGTAGATACTTCTTAATGATTTTGGATTTTACTCCACCGTCTTTAAGCAAACTATATGAAAAATCGTAATAGTTGATTGTGTCTTTTTTAGAAGCGAGGTCGTCGTATGTAGTTTTTAGATTGTCTTTGAAGGATTCTAACTTTCCATGTTCAGTATTTCTGTTTGCAAGGTTCTCGGTAAGAACTTGAATTTCATGTTCAAGATTTCGGATTTGCTTTTGTAATCCGTTAATCTTAATATTGTTTTGAGAAATGCCATTCGTTAGTTTTGAAATCTCCTTCGATAGAGCGTTGAATTGACGCTCTCGCTCCTCTTCCTCTTTAATTGCCTCCTCTAGTTCTTTATAACCAGATTGCAACTCCTTTGCTTTATTTTGAGCGTCAGTAATTCTATTTATTCTAAAGGTCTCTTCAATTGACTGTGTACAAGTAGGGCAAACAGTATTCTCTGTAAAAAATTTGTGTTCTTTAGTAATGGTAGATACTTTTTGCGAGATCTTACCTTTCAAGTTTCCCAACTTACGAAGTTTATCTGCATATCCTATTAGATTATCCTGTTCTTTAATATATTCCCTAAGAGGTTCCTCTAGACAAGTATTTTCGTTTAAATGATGTTCGATTTCTTTATCCAAATCGGAAATTTTACGATTATTATTATCAATATCTTTCTTCCCCCTATTTTCAAGTTCTTCAATAAAACTCTGCTGCATCTTAACTTTATCAAGAAGGGATTCTTTCTTTAGGCCAAGAACTTTAATTTCTTCTTTTGACTGACGAATCTTCTCCTTGATTACCATATTCATCGAAGAAAAAATTTTAATATCAAGCAAATCTTCAATCACTTCTCTACGATGAGTAGTAGAAAGTTGCATAAAAGGAACAAAAGTACTTGAACCTAAAATTACGATTTGAGTAAAACTTTTATAATTCATTTTAATCACATTCTGCTCTATCCATTTTTGCTGATCCAATGCAGCAGCAGATTGATCTAGTACAGAACCATTTCTATAAACTTCAAATATAGACGGTTTAATTCCTCTTGCAATTTTCCATTCAATATTTCCAATAGAAAATTCAACCTCAACCCTACAATCCTTCTCATTTACCGAATTGATAAGTTGTGGTTTATTAATCTTCCTAAACCCACGTCCATACAAAGAAAAGCATAAAGCATCTAAAAGAGTGCTTTTCCCAGAGCCGTTATTGCCAACAATCAAATTGGTACTACTTTTAGTAAAATCAATTTCTGTATATTGATTTCCAGTAGAAAGAAAGTTTTTAAATCTTATTTTTTTAAATAAAATCATAATCAGTATCTGGTGGAATTACAATATCATCAGGTGTAATAATTGTATATTGATAACCATGCAAGTCGCAGGTTTTTATCATTACTTCATCTTCAATTTCAATTACATGCATTTCTGGATATCCATCTTCTTCTAACATCATAGCATATCGAGTCGCATCATCTTCTTCTTGAAAGAGATATAGAATATGTTCGCCTTCATCATCAACTACAGAATAAGCACCTTCAGTTTCTCTACCATTGATTGTTAGAATAAACATTTAAACTAGTTCGCAAGCTTCTTGATATATTTCTTGCATCATCTTTTGAATAATAGATTTATCAAGATTAATTTCTGCCTCCTCAATATATCTATTCAAGATAGAAATAGTATCCTCACTTTCAAATGCTTCAAAGTTTTGAGGTTCCTGAATATCAAAGTTTTCAATAATCTTGAGTTCTGCAATATTTGAAGCATAGAGTTTGTCAACAAACTTTTCAAACTTTTTGGTATCGGTTTTCTTTCGAACAACAATTTTTACAATTTTATTCTCATACTCGCGAGCATCAAAAGTTTGATGATTGGTATCTTCATAGTAAATATTATAGAACATTTTGTAAGGGTTATTTACATACTCATGAGTTATTGTTTCAGTGTCAAAAATCGAGAAACCACGAGTATCACCTACATCAGTCCAATAAATCTCATATGGATTTCCTAGATAGAAAACTGTTCCATCATTCGATCTAGTGTGATAGTGTCCCGAGTAGACCCTGGTGAACTTACCAAATAGTTTGCCCTCCAAACCATGCTCCATGACGATTTGTTTATTAACTCTAAATCCTTGGAGTTCAAAATGCCCCAGCGTACACTTGCAAGACGTATTTTCAATAAGTTTGAGAGTTTCTTTTTCATTTTCTTGATTAATCCAAGGACATAACAAAACATTTAACCCTGCTATTGTAGTTTCTGTTGGTTTTGAATAAACTTTTATATTTTCATATTCATTCAGAAGCAAATCTGATGCATTAACTTGGTTAGTATTTTTATAATAACAATCATGATTGCCCGCAATTAAATGAACTTCAATGTTTCTTTTCAAAAGTTCATTAAAAAATACTCGTTTGGACCAAGATAGAGCAGCAAAATCAATTCCCTTTCTACTATCAAAACAATCTCCCATGTGTATTACATGTTTGATTTTTCTCTTATCTAAAGTAGGAAAGAATACTTCTTTATAAAATCTCTCAAAGTAATCATGAAAGAGTTTAGAGTTTTTACGACATCCGAAATGAGTGTCGGTGATTATTGCTATTTCCATTTTTTTCGATTTTCCTGCCAAGGAAGCATTTGAAGATTTTCTATTCTACTACAATATTCTGCAGATATTTCTTTATCAAAACATTCCTTTACGGATTGAATATGATCTATTTGATATCCACCATTTACTCCTGCTACAGATCTTGGTAGATCATCTGGATTTATAATATCTTTATTTTCATTATATATTTGTTCTGTAAGATAATTAACTTTTCCTCTAAACTTTCTGAACTCGGATATATCATACCCTCTTTTTTCTTTACATGTTTGAGACATTTTTATTTTTGTCTCTTCACTTCTTGGTCCAATTTTCTTTCCCTTATTCCAAGGTTCTACACCAAACATTGGATTATTCTTTCCAATATTGTTTTCGCTCATTTTTTCTCTTGTTTCTTGAGAGTGTTTCTGTAAACCTTTTTTACCTTTATTCCAAGGTATTGTTTCTTTCTTACCAGACACTAATACCTCAACTTACTATGAACTCCGTCCTTAATAGAATTATAATCGGAATAATTGCCACCGTCAACTGAATTATCATCTGCAAACACTTCAGAGTACCCAGAACGCTCAAGGATTTTGTTTTTGATTTCCAATTGACGCTTCTCTCTTTGGATTCTGCGGAGGAAAGCGTAATGAATGATTTGAGTGAAGTATGCAAAAGGGTTTTGTGACTTCTCAGGATTGAAGTTATGAATATATTGAACACAATTTTCAATACCATCAGAAATCATATCTTCCTTAAACATGTAGTTTACGAAGTTTGGTTTAAACGATAAGTGATTAGCAATCTTCAGAAAACACTCTCCAATATAGCGTGGGATGGGAGGTTTTGGTTTGTTCTGCAATACCGCAATCTCTTTATCTTCACGGTATTTAATCAGTGCAGCAAGAAACTCTTTATTATTGACGTAATGCTCTGACCTTTTTCTCTTGGTCATAACTGCTGTGGTTATCATTAAGTTAACTCATAATATGTATGAATTATAGCACTTATGCAAATACTTGACAAGGTATCTAAACTTCGATAGAATACCTTTGTTGGGTTTGAAGGTCAAGGCTTAGCTACTCTTAAAGATCTTCTCTAAGATCTCTTTGGCATCATTGACATTGGCAATATATCCCATTCTACGATTAATCTTTGATTGATTTGTTCCATCCTTCGTAGATTGACGTATATAAGTCTGATACATCATAATCATTTCAATATCTGAAGACTCAGATAGGGTAAGAACGTCTTCTAAGTTTATAATAAACATGTCCTCTGTGGTTGTTTTTAGCCAAGGTTCTATTTTATAACCAACTACACCAGTTCTACCTTTTATCTCATTTACGATAATTGGATTCGATACTATTAATATCGTCCTGTCTTCCTCTTCAGATGCAGCTACCTTAGCAAAGACTTCTTCGCCTGTTTTTAATTTGAGAGTGCAGTAAAAATCTTCCTCAATCATTTTTTTAGTTGTACCGTGATTATTTCATAGTTAAAATTTTCTTCATTATAGATCTTGATTCTTTCTATTAAATGGTTTAAAGTATAATTTTTTCTTGAGTTGTGAGTACAATCATCAGAAATATCGTAAAGCACTGCTTTTACTTTATTTTTTCCCTTTCTAAGGACTCGTCCAATTGATTGTAGATTTCTAATACGTGATTTGCTTGGAGATGCGAAGATAACATTATGGAGATTTTTAATATTGATACCAGTAGAAAAAGTTCCATAGGAAGCAACAATAATTGCGTTGTTTTCCCTTTCCGTAATTTCTCTAACTAATTCTCTTTCTTCAGTATCAACTCCACCATGAATAAAAAATACTTTACGATCACCTCGCTTGATATTATTTATCTTTTCATATAAGATTGCTCCGTGTGCTTCTACGCGAGAAAACAAAACAAGAGTATTTCCTTTTAAATCCAAAGAAAGATTAGTTATAAATTTATTTCTTTGATCGTGTGAAATTAGATATTGAATTTCATCCTCATATGTTTCAAACTTTTGTGGCGAGTGTTTGAGAACAAGACAACGAATATCTAATTGGGAAATGTGACCTTGTTGCATCAACTCATAAGTTCTTGTTACCTTATATGATGGTCCAAAGAGTCCTTCAAGAACCCATTTGTGAGTTTGAGTTCCATCAAGAGTACCTGTGAATCCAAAACGATATTTTGCATGATGAAGTTTTGACATAATCTCAATAAGAGATTTGCTTTTAAAAAGATGAGCCTCATCTCCTATAACTACTCTATA